GTGTGTGGTTGATGAAACGGAAAGTATAGACAAAGTGTGTATGCTATTATCAAAGTTCCTAATAACTTTAATTCTCTACACCCTTTACATAAATATATTACATATAAAATTAAAGGTATGATTCCGATAATGCCTATATTAAAAAGAAACTCTAACGGCTCGTTGTGAGCGTTCTGCCATACTCCTTCTACTTCAAAATGTCCTCTAGCAATAGCAGGGAATATTGATTTATATGTTCCTACTCCCCAGCCAACGAATGGATGTTGTTTTATTAGTTTTAAAGTTTCAAACCATACTGCTACTCTCGAATATGAAAAGTGAAACCAAAAGTTTGGTATCAAAACAATATAAATAAATATAGGAATAAAAACTATATATAACCATTTAAGATATTTTTTAATTGATTCCATGCTCTGAAGAAGAAACGCGATCAGAATAAAAACTAAAGACTTGAATTGCATCGGATTACCTACTGAGCCAAAACATATTGTTTCATTATCGCCAAAGTTAAGCAATTTATCTAAGCCGAAACTTCTAAAAAGAAGTAATAATGATTGAAGCAAGAGAATACAGCTTAAAATTTTGAATACTGGTTTCCAATCTCTACACTCAAGACATAGCAGATAAAAATACGCTCCGACCATTATATAAATGAATGTAGTCATCGACGAGTGAGGCATGCGACTAAAGAAAGTATTTAAAAATAGATATGGAACGATAATCTTTAAATAAATATTGGCTTTAGTAAATATAAAATATAAGGATAAAACTCCAAAGAATAGAAAAGTCCATACAAAGCTGACCGGTCCATTTGTGAATTGAATACTTAATTCAAAAGGTGAAGTAGTAGCTTGTACAGCTAAGATAATGCCTATAAGATAAGGAATAAGTTTTCTCATCGGGTATAGCGGCACTTTCTATCTTAATGAAAATGCCGCCTTTCCTTCCTTATTCGGCGTATGTAATAGTCATTCCTGAAGACGCAGCAGTTAAAATCCATCCAAGCGCATCACTTGGCCATTCAAGAGTTACAAAATCTCCTGCTTTAGTTGGCCATGTAACTGATGTGAATCCTGTATGGGTTGTATCTATTGCATCAACCTGAAAAGATAAACTTAATGTTCTAGCGTCATACTCGCTTTTCAATAAGGTTATTGACTGTCCTACTTCTCCTTCATCCATTGTAAATGTCTTCGACGCTCCGCTCAATCTTAACAAAGAAAAAGCGAGATGCGTAGAAATAAGCTTTGAAACAGTTGACACTATGTCAGATACCCCGCCTCTTTTTACTCCCTTATAAATTAAATCAGTAGGAAGCTCTCTGAACAATAACTGGTTGCGATCTGAACCATGCCAATTGTTATAAGCGCCATAACCAATGGAGACAGGAAGCAGTATCAGGCATAAAACTAATGCCGTTGCTAATATCTTCTTATTCATCTTTACTCCCTTTAGGTTTTCAGGAGGCCGGTTAAGACCTCCCTGTTTGGTTTATAACTGTTTGTCTACTGTCTTTGCTGTGTCTAAGACTATCCTTGCGTCTAGTTTGCCGGCTGTGAAACTACCAGTATCGACAGTATAATATACGCGGACATATCTTTCGCAAACGGGCGGAATTACTATATCAGTAATGCTATCTCCAATTGCGTCAATAGAAGTTACTGCAAGAGCTGATGTGGTTGTCAAAGTTGTTGCTGAAGAAAAATCTGAGTTGTCATCAGTTTGTAAAGCGACAGTTAAATCCGCACTATCGCCTGTAGTGAAGGCACTATTGACCAAGATTTTTAATCTTGCTCCTGGGGATATAGCATCGCCAGCTGCAAGCGTGTCAATAAAGCTTGTTGATGCAGCAGTAGTTAATACTTCCTGCGCATCACTCATTACTAAATAAGCATCTAACATTGAAACCTCCTTTTAATTGTTAAACTATTCTTAAGTGATTCTTGTTTCTGCTATTCCGATTTCATCTACTCTTCGAACAGGTACGCCCTGAAACTGAAGAGTCGGTCTGTTAAGACCAGAGATCGGTGACTGCCAATCAGATAGGGTAAGATAAGTATTTGATTTGTTTAATAACTTGACCCTTAACATAGCGCGGACCCTGTTATTACAATAAAATACTGGCTTTACCATTCCGTTTGGAGGTAACTTATCTAAAGCTACTGACATATTCTTTAGAATGTTAGCTGAAGTGTCAGATGCATCACCTGCTGTATCAAGAGCTGAGATATCGATGTTACAAATACGAACTACGAATCTCCAATCTCTTACTGCGATACCACATTTCCATTGAAAATGTGTTCTATATGCCTGGAATGGCCTATCGCTTGAATCTAATACTGTCTGCTCTCCTAAGTCCTTAACCTGTAAACCAGCGTTTGAACCTTTAGGAAAGATTCCAGTAATGGTCTGTGGTGACCAACCTACCAGATAGATCGATGTATTATCTGAACCGGTTCCACCTGCATCAATTACATTTCCGTAAGTAGTACCGGAACTGACGCTGTAATAACGCGGTGCTAATCCTACAAACTTCTCTGGATCTACAGATGTATCGCCAGAGATTAATGTAGATGCAAACTCTACATTCATACCTTCAATGTGTGCAAGGTCTTCGCTGAATCTGAATGCAGCTGTATCTCCGTTAAGCGAAGCTAGGTCTTTATCTACTTCTGAATATGTTTCTAACATCCCACAAACTTCTGTGATCTGGTTTGTGGTTGACTTCGTCCTGACAACGCCTTGATTTAAAAGACGCCATGTTGGTGTAGGAATTGAAGTCCTTAAGGTCACTTTATGACCAGTGGGCAAATTCCCCTCGACAAAAGTAAGGTCATCGAGTACTTCGTTGTATCGATTGAGCGTTTCTGCTACTTTAGCGATCTGGCCGTTAGGATCTATCCTTCTCGCAAAGTCAAGAAGCGTCAGTCTATCAGATGATAATACTGCCATTTTTTACTCTCCTTGTTTAATACTGCTTGTCAAAATGTTACTATTTCCCTTGATTCGGGTACAACACTGTTTCTATTCCAGCTCCATCAGGGCTTTGCTTATTCTTACCGTCAACAAGCTTGTCCTCTGAAATGAGCTTTCCTACTTTGATCATGTCAAGAATGAACGATTTGTGATCACCTAATCCGCTGGCTGTGAGCATTTCTCTAGTTTCCTCTGAAAAGAATGCATCCCTCGCTCTAGCTATATAAGCTAATTTCTTATCTGCATCAGCTCCTAAAGCTTCGCGAGTTTCTTTTCTTGAATCTGTCTTGAACTGCTCGAACTCTGTTTTCTGCGCCTCAACTTGTTTTACTATTATACTTGAATAGGCATCTGCAATCTTCTGTGCATCTGCTTGAGATACCTTCTTGTCCTTGAAAATAGGGCTGATCTTATCAAGTAACTCTTGATTTACAGTCATCCCTTCAGGAACTTTAATATCATACTTCTCCGGCACTTCAACAGATTTGGCTGCAGCTTCTTTGGTTTTTACAATATCGCTCTTCTTCACTTTATCTTCTTCAGATAAATCTTCCTCTTTTGCTTCTAGCAACCTCTTCTCTTCGTTAGACTTAACTAATGATTCCTTTTTCCCTTTATCTTCTTCCGAGAGAGTTGCATCATCTGCTTCTAATATTCGTTTATCTTCTGCTTCTTTTGCTACTAACTCATCTTTACCGGCTGATTCTAACAACGAACCATCTGGTTTTGTACCTGCTCCTTCTAATAAACTATCGCCCTCTGGGTTTGGAGTTGCAGAGGAAATTACTTCGTCAGCCATTAGTGGCCTCCTTCTTTGATTTGTTACCAATAAGTGTAGACAGGTACTCATCAACCAGTCTGTTACCCTTGCTCAAATTACATCGCTGGCAAGAAACAGCTAAGTTGTAGTATTTACTATCTCCTCCTCTTGATAACGGGGTTTTATGTTCTAAATGGTCACTACCAAATAGAATTGGTTCTAAACAAAGATAACAAGTAAGTGTACCGTATTTCTTAATATTATCTTCGTAGACCATTTGAATTGTTTCTGTTGTTAATCCCTCGCATCTACGAGCTTTACTTAATAAATTTCTTTTATCTCTATTTTTCAAATGAAATCTTTTATATAACTCTCTTAATTGTTCTCTGTGTTTCTTTCTCCAATTTCGAGCTTGAGTTAATACTTTATCTTTATTCTTTGTTCTCCATTCAGTCATATATAGCTTTCTCTTTATTCTATGTTTTTTGCCAGAGCGTCTATTATATTCTCTAACTTTATCAGAATTGTTCTTTTGCCATGTTTTTATCTGTAATTTTCTTTTTTCACTAAGCATCTTTCGCTTCCTTCTTAGACTTTAAAGCACTAATATGCTCATTCTGCATTTGCGAGAAAGCTGTAATGTCGGCCTCGTTTACCTCATCTAATATTGTGAGTCCGATATCCCGTTTGCCTTCGCTAAAAGCAGTCTGGTTACTATTAAGACTGAACGAGTTACGAAACACTCCGCACTTTCCTAATAGTCGCCATATATATCTCCTGCCCTCTGGTTTTTTTAAAAGACTCTTAACATCCGTTATCTCTTTGCTTCTTATGCGTCTTTGCTCAGACTTTTTCTTTTCGTTAAGCTGTTCTGATTCAAAGACATCATTAATTTTAGTCATGGATAATCTTCCCGGCATCTCTCTGGTCTAGGAAAATAACCAGAACCTTTATTCGCAAGAAACTCTGCGTGTTCCGGCGTTCTTACATTGCGATATATCTCACATCTCATTAAGCCACCTAAGACTCCACAGTCTTTTAAATGCTCGCATCCGTCACAGAAATTCTTGTTACGCAACATTAATTCATCTTTTTTTAAGTTTTCTGTTTCCATTATTTTTGACCTTGTTTGATTGATTCCCCTACTTGATCAAGCATTGTACCTTCTCCGACTGGTGCATTAGCTAAGTCTTTAGCTGCACCTGCGCCTTTCTTTGCTGCTTCAGCTGTAGCAAGCATATTCTCTTGTTTCTTTAACTCTGCTGCTTGCTCTGCTCTTGCTTTGCGTATCGCTAGTATCTTCTCTGGAGAGTTGATCAGTTTATTAGGAATACCAAGCATATCTGCTTTAGCTCTGTTCTTCTCATCACGATCAAATATATCACCAGCGCTTGGATCTATGGTTATATCTTCGTTGATTCCTGCTGTGAATTGCTCAAGACTTGTTATCCCAGCCATTTTCTGTGCTTGCGCTAGTGCTGAGATGTACTGTATCTTAATGTTTCTGCCTCTCATCTCTTCCGGTGGTGGTGGTAAAAGGTTTCCTCTAAGTGCAATATTGAATACTCTTTCAATAAGAGGGTCAAGCAATTCTTTCTCAAGCCGTTCTAATATCGGACCTAATAGCGTTACTTTCTCTGCCTGCTTCTCCATTATCTCTGTAGCTGTCATTTCCCTACCGGATCTCTCTGCATCTATCATCATCAGAAATAGATTGGTAAAGAAGTATCTTCCGATAGCATCTTTCGTTTTATCTATCGTTGCTTCTAAGTCCTTCATGTTTACATTAACTTCGTAAGTCGTTTTCACACCAGCATTTGGGAGTTGAGCAGAGAATCTTGTTACTCCACCTGGTAGCGTATTGACTTCTCCTACTACTGATGCATCTGCTTGTAATGGAGGATTAGTTTGTTTATCTAAAGCTATAAGCTTATTCTTTTGAAGCTTTTGCAACATCTTAACATCGCCTAAAGCTTTCCAACCTGGGCCTCTACCAAATGAATCTGTTGTCGTGGTTACATCCCAGCGTGGCGCTATGATTGGAAATTCTTCATATCCGCCTACTTTAAGATAGCTGTCATCTTTTGTGTTTTCTTCCCAGTAAGCGCTTCTGAAAGCCATATTTGAATAGTCTTTAAACGAAGGTATTCTGTCATCGTTCTCTTCAATCAGAAAATGTACCTTTATCCATTGATCTGGCTTATTGTTGTTGTATTGCTGTTGAGTTGTCATTGAGCAGTTCTCTAAGCCAAATGTTTCTACTAATTGACCTACTGTTAGCCAGTATTCTCTATAAAAAGCGTTAGGCATCCCATCTTCTTTTCTGCCAATGAAGTATTCGCCGGCAGTATAGCTTCTTGTAGATAGCACTTTCTCAAAGTCTTCGCCAATATATGCGCATGCAGTACCAAAAGTCGCGATCTCTGTATAGCAAGTAGTTAGCATATTGTAGATATTCGCTCTCTGGAATATGCTCATGATAATATCTGAAGCCTCTTCAAGCCACATCTTGATTGGCTTATGCTCTGCTAGTTCAAGCTCTGATAATCCGAGTCTGAACCAAGGTCTTGCTGGTGATGTAAGTCCTGATAGCATACCAGAAGCCATGATATCTACTGCCATTGTCGCATGACTATCTATTAGTTTCTTATGATCTATCTTCTTTCCTTGATTCGGTGTCGTAGCGTGAAAGAAACCTTTAGTCGGATATATATAATCAGATAAGTCTTTGAAAGCTGGTGTCCAGCTTGCTCCTTCAGTCTTTAAAGACTTTCCCCTACCGGCTGTCTTAGTCTTATTAAGAGTTGTATCTGACCACTTACCCTTCTTAAATTGTCTTTTCTCAGCATCCTTATTGATTATTGCTGGCATAGTTATTCTCCGAGTTTCTTCTTCCCTGCTTGTTCTTTACCGGCCATACGAACACCTGTGCCTTGTGGGCCTGTCTTCATCGTTGATCTCATACCAAACTGTGTCATTGCTCTTGCTTTAGCTTTCCTATCTGCCTGACTTGTCTGTGAAGCTACTGCTGTCGGTGTAGGTGACGGCAATGGTGACACTGCTGGCGCTGCTGCTACTGATGGTGCTACTGTTACTGTCGGCGCTTGTGGCTTTGATCCCCAACACATAGTTTCTCTCCTTTATTTAGTTGCTAACATCTTACTAAAACACTCTTGGCATAATGCTTCTTTGACTTCACGACCTGCTATGATCTGTACTTCCTTTTCTTTTTTGAATAAAGGCATTGAGCTACAATATACAAGCTCTCCCTCTTTACCACATTCAGTACACTTGCCTATTGTCGTAGGTTTCTTCTCTATTATCATATTACTTGATACTCACTCTTTGCGTATTCTTTTTGATTAGCTAATTGCGTTCTATCTGTAAACTTAGCTTTAACTGGATAAGAGAATGTCAAAGCAAGTGCATCTCCCTCTCCTGGTGAAGCTAAACCTCTCTTGCGCATCTTATCTTTGCTCTCTAATAGTATCTCATCTCTGATATTTATGCTGTACTCTGGCCCTGTCAAGTCATCAAGTAGCGTTTGTCTTGCTGGAATACAGCCACCTTCCTTTAGCCATTCTTTAGTCTTACCCCATATCTCTGCTCTTTTGTTCGCATATCCGGGTGTGCTTGACTTTGAACCGAAGTTAACTAGAATCCATTGTCTGTTCATATGCTTACCAAACGAATAAATGCCTGTCCCGTAACCTTGATCAATGAATACTGCGTCTGCTTGCTCTCTTGTTTCAAATCTTGCTATGTCATCAGCAATCATCTTGTCATCATCGTTCTTCTCATAAGTCTTTAGTATTCTGAATGTTATGCCTTGTCGCAAGCCAATGACTATCTTGTCGCCACCTGTCCAAGCTGGATCTACTCCGATAATCTTAGGCGCATAGAAGTATGTATTCAGTCCTACTTTCTTACCAAATGCTTCTTCTGCTATCGTTGTACTGATAAACTGCAAGTCGCTAGCGCTAGGAAATAACCCAAGAATATGTACTTTTACCCAGTCGCTATCTATGCCTAAGTCGTCTATCTGCTTCTGTATCTCTGACTGGTTGACTAGCTTACTCTTGCGAGTATCAATCTGCCACTTAGCCCAACGATGCTTGAATTTACCCCAGCACTGCTTGAATCTGCCTGTGTTGCGAGTCGGGTTGCCTGATACTATCCATATAATCTCTGTATCTTTATCTGTCATAGCACCTTCTGCTACTTCCCATATCTTGTCTGGAATAGCTGAAGACTCATCAAATATCAATAGCAAGCGCTTACCTCTGTTATGTAGTCCTGCGAAAGCTTCTGTCTTCTCTTCACTCCAAGGTACTTGATCAATGCGCCATGTTCTTTCGTGTTCTTTCTGTTTAGCGTAGATTGCTGTTGCTGTGAGTACGAACCAATGCTTGCATATGCATAATCTGTACCATTTTGCAAGCTCTGCCCAAGTCTTAGTCTTGAGCTGGTTCTCTGTATTGGCTGTTACAACACCTCTAGTGTCTTCGTAGGTACTCATTGCCCACAGAATTAGCCATGCTATGAGTGCTGATTTGCCCGGACCGTTGCCTGCTGCCATTGCTATGCGTATAACTTCGCTCACATCTGCTGTCCTGGCCTTAAGCTTAGCGCCTATGTCTTCTAATACCTCTGTCTGCCAGTAGTCTGGACCGTCAAAGTCTTCTAGTTCGCCTGGATCATTCCAACGAAAAGCATAATATACCCAAGCTAATGGGTCGTGAACATAGTCTTTCATGTCAGCTAATAGCACTTTCATTGGTGGCTTGAGATTCAATGGATCCTTGATATATGGTTTAAACTCTTTCATTCAGTAGGTTTCTCTTCTTGTTTGTTCTTGCGACAGTTCTTAGCGCGTTCTCTACCTCGCTTGATCTCTTCTGCTAAGTCCTCTAAGCCGTCAATATGGATCTCTTCTTTGAATAGTTTCAAGTGTGTGCCTAATAGTTTGAGTGCTGCGAGTCTATCGTGTATCTTAATCTTCTTAGCTGTGCCGATTATTTGGCGTAGCTTCCCAGTTCCGGCGTATATCTCATCTGATTCAATGCTTACTATTGCTCTTCTAAGTGGCTCTGGCATCTCATGTATTGGTTTGACATTGCCGTCTTGATCGTAGGCGTCTGAGATATCAAGAAATGCACTATTTAATAGTTCTCTCAATACCAATTTAGCGTCGAGAGATAGCTCATCAAGCTGTTTCTTTATTAATTCATTTACTCTTGCTTTAATATTAGAGTATGTAAGTAGTTTACTTCCCATAACAGTTGCACTCGCTCTACTATATTTAGAACGAATCGCTGCTTGCGTTGCATTTCTATCAATTATATATTGGTAACAAAATAATTCTTGTTGACTGGTGAGTGGTCTTAATTCTTCTGGCGTGGTTTCTGTTTCTTTAGATTTGTTTTTTTCTTCTCTCATTATTTATACTGCTTTCTGTTAAAAGAAAAAACTAGAGTGTTTCTCTCTGTTGTTTTAAGACTATCATAATCTTAAAGTTATGTCAAGAAACTAAATCCTCTTGATTGCTCTAATAGACGATAAAGTATTATTATTATTTTCTTGTTAGTTTAGTTATAGTACTTTAGACTAAAGTAGTGAAAGACTTATTGTTGCAGTTACTCTTAATGGTAGTGTGTCTATATGGGTACCCTTGAGTAGTTCGTTGCTTACAATGCTTGTAGTGGTTCTTATTTCTCTACCCCGGGAGATATTTGACTAGATCACTGATTATTGGCTCATGATTATTGCTACAATTACTATCAATCCGACTACTGCTGCGGTGTAAATCGCGCTTGTTAATAACATCTTAATATAAGGGTTTCTCATTGTTCGCTCCGGTTGGTTGTTAATAAACTGTTGGGTATAGGGCAACTTAGGTGTACTTAGGGCAACTTAGGGATGTTCAAGAGAAACCTCTCTATGTATTTTAATGGCTCTTTCTCTAAAACCATTTGTTGAGTTGTTTATTGTAACCACCTTTAACTGCCTTTTTAACAGCTTTCTTTAAAATCTCTTTGTCTATTGTTTTTTTCATTTGTTTATCCTTTCCGAGATTATTTTGGCTAGTTGACTTGTTTCTGTCATACAATCATCATCTAAACATTTATCTATAAGCTTTATTATCTCTTCCTCTGTTGGTAGATACTTATTAAACTCTTTCCAGCATTGATTATGGCCTTCATCTTTCGCAACACTACAATGATACCCACACATACAGTCTATTATTTCTTTCTTCTCTGGTCTTTTCATTATTCTCCATTCTCATCGTTATTAGTTATTCTCCTTTTATATGCAGTACCAACTTCAAAATTATCAAAATAGTCATCTCTTGATAATTCTACCCACTTATCATTGCTATCTTTTAGTTTATTAATATACAATCTACCATCATTATTAAACTTAAAATAATATTCTTCACCTGTAAACTTATTCTTTGTTTTAAACCATTCAACGCCAACAGTAAAATTAAATATCCTATCCACATTTACTAGAACTGGATATTTTTTAGTTAAATTAGGGAATGGGTGTCCAAATTTGCCATTGATTAAAGGATAATATTTATTAATGATTAACGCAACTAAAATCAATAATATTAAGATGCTAATTATTTTTTTCATCTTTTCCCATTCTTTCTCTCTACAAAGTATGCTGAAAAACCTTTACTTCCATCTTTAAATACGATTTGTAATGATATACCCAATTACTCATATTCTATCCTTTCATTTATTCTTCTTCCCTCTGAAAACTGTTATATACTC